AGAATCTGATCCCAGCTATCGAACAACCCGATGTTGAGTTGCATGAACCCATGCTGGTCGCGGACTTCGGCATCGGTGATTTTCTCCGCTCCGCGCAACTTGCTTTTGATATTGCTGACAATCGGGGTATAGTCTTGCAACACGACTGCCTTGCTGATACTGCCGTCAAACTCCTGCCAGTAAATCTCGTAGAGGTCAATGGTCTGGTTAACCGACAAGTTCCAATTGAAGCTACCTTCGCTGATCGTGCGGTAGAACTCTTCGCGTGTGCGGTTGGATTCTTGGAAGCTCCTTTGGAAACGGATCGCGTCTATGACTGCATCAACATTCCACCCAAGCGTCTCGGCGGCTTCCCTATTCTTGATGACCTTGTAGAGTTGGTAGGGGGTGAGTCGAACTCGCCGCACAAACTCTTCCAGATTAGAGAAATCCACTTTCGTATTGTCTGGGAAAAGCAGGTCGGAAAGCGGCACGGCTTCTGGCATCCACCCAAGCGGGCTTGTCCACATGCCGATTCCTTTTCCATACAACAGCATGGAAGTGATGTCTTGTTCTTTGTTGTAAAGGTAACCGGGCCATTCGCGGATCGCGTGGTCGAACGCTTTCGTGATGTTCTCTGAGTGGACGAGCCTTTCCCTTTCGTTCCCGTATTTTGTTTTGATTTCCGCACACGCTTGGCGTTCTGTGATAACATCATAGTAGCTTGATTTTTGATTGTTTACGATGAATTCCATCTGGCCCCAGTTCGTATTGGATTGCCAAGGAAGCGACTTCTGCGCCATCTTACTATACTCTGTCGGGGCAAATCTTGAGTAGGCTTTAAAAATACGAATCCTTTTCTGTTCCCTTCCGACATTATCTCGCGCAAGCTGATCAGCTATGTTCCAAGCCATGTTTGCCGAGGTTATCCTAGTTGCTGGCACTTCCCCATCGGGACCAAGAGTTGCGAGCGTAAAATTGTCAGAGCCAGCGTCGATCATAGTTGAGTATTATCGTTAACGATAATCATAAGTCAAAGTATCTTGTTGAGTTTTTCTCGGCGCTTCCCGCAAGATAAACATCCCTTCGCCTTCTTCTCCAGCTTTGTCCCTGCGATACTGTCGATGAGTCTAGCTGCCCCGTGGATAAGATTTGCGGTAACATCACCGCTTTGCTGCCAGCATCGGTCTGCTGGTTGGCTCGCACAGATTTGCTGTTCCACTTGATACTCAAGATCATTGGGAACAGGGTGCGCGTTGCTAACCATGTCCTTCTTGATATTCGCTATGAGACGGGTCCACGAATCCCCGTAGACTGTGGCGGGGAAGTCTAGATTGAAGCGATGTATCGTATAACGATACTTCCAGCCACCTACAGGGGCGCGATTGCGATCTTTAAGTTTCATGCTTGATCTGGGCAAGAAGATGTGGTCTTCTATATCGGATGTCAAGCAAAAAAGGTATACAACGCTACGGCATGTTATTCCCCGATAACATGGATGATCTTCAGATTGAGCTATACTGCTACGCCCTCACTCGCGGGCAGTATGGCAAGACGCTCTGCATCGAGAAGAATGTCGATCTCTCGCAGTTCAAGCTCATGTCCCCCTTTGAGCATTTTATCAAGGCGGTCCAACTCCAATGGCCGACCGATGTGATTATCAAGAATCGCGGGTATACCAACCACTCAATGCTCCGCACCTTTGAGGCTCTCTGCAACGAAGACGATGTGGTTCTCGCTGGCGCGGCGTCTGCTGGCAAGTCGTTCCCTGTCTCTGTCTGGATTTACCTTGATTGGTGCGCGGCCCCACATTGCACATCCTCATGGGTGGCGACTACCACACTCGGCGCTTCGGAGGATCGTATCTGGGGTATCATCTCGAAACTCTACAAGTGTGCCAGACATCGCATTGGAAACCTAATCGACTACCGCCACATGATCGTGTGGGGTGGAGCAAGTGGACAAGATGAAAAAGAATACCAAAATGCTATCAAGGCCTTGGCCTTTCCTCAAGGTAATGAGGGGCAAAAAGCCATCGACACTACGCGTGGTCGTAAGAATAAGCGCATCCGTCTTGCTATGGATGAGTTGCCGGAAATGGAGATGGGGGCGCTAAGTGCCAGACAGAACCTTTCTTCCAACAACGATAAAGTGTTCATCGGTATCGGCAACCCTTCTACGGGCGACAATCCCCATACCCGCTGGTGTATGCCCAAAGGTGCCTCGACCTTTGATAGTGTGAATGCCGATATGCTGCAATGGGAGACAGAGACGGGGATATGCCTCTTCTACAATGGTAATAAGTCTCCGAACTTCGACGCTCCTCCCAGCGAGCCGCCGCCCTTCCCGTTCCTCATGGATCGCCAGAAGCAGGCCGACATGCTCAAGATGTCCTACGGCGACGAGAATGCCGTGGACTATGTGCGTAATGCTATCGGTTGGTGGCCGAAGTCTGGCTTCAATCAGACGATTCTCACCGCAGATGTGATCAGAAATGCCGATACTCTTGAGGAGCCGATCTGGTCAGCCGATGGGTTCGTGAAGGTGGCTGGGTTCGATACGGCCTTTACCGTTGGAGGGGATCGCTGTGTTCTCTCTATCGGTAAGCTCGGTAATGTTCGTGGCACCAGCGCGAAGGTTCTCTACCTCCAGCATCAAGAGGTGATCCAGCTCTCTGCCAACGCGGCCCAAGAATTCGATGTCCAGCTTGCGGAGAAAGTGGTCGATATTTGCCGCAGGTATGGGGTGGAACCGAAACGCTTCGGTATGGATGTGAGCGGCGATGGCGGGCGAGTAGGCCAAGCGATCATCCGCGAGTGGCTGCGCTTTGACACCAATGGGCACTCTATCGCTCTTATCTCTTCCATGGGCAAACCTACCGACCGGATCGCGGCGGATGTGGATAAGCGGCCATGTAATGAGGTCTATGATCGCCTTGTCTCGGAATTTTGGTTTAGCATCTACCACGGGTTGAAGGCCAAGGTGATCTATGGGCTGGACCCGGCTAGCGATCTCGGGCGCGAGCTATGCCTGCGTAGGTGGCGCACCAAGAATAAGAAGATGTCCATCGAAACGAAAGATGACCTTAAGGGCAGAACTGGTTACTCACCAGACCTTTCCGACAGCTTCATCTATATGGTCGAGATGGCTCGCCGCTACGGACTTGCTTTTATCGGAACCGATAAAGTTGTGCCCACCGACCGCTTCTGGGCTAGACCAGAGAATAAGCTCCAGCCCGATACCGAAGAGGATGCCTACTCTTCAGATGATTGGGGCGAGGATTAGGCGAGCAACCCGTAGGCTCGCGGAAAATCTATTCTGCAAGCACAATTTATCGGTAACGATAATTTAAGCTAGTTCCCCGTCAAGCTCAAGCTCGTTCGCCACTTCTTCGCGGACTGTGAGGAAGGATAGCCAGTAGCCTTCGCTGGTCTTCTCCACTCGCTCGATGTTCGTAATATCTTTTCTTTTGATCCAGCAGTCGTTGTAGGTCTGCATGAAGCGAATCTTATATGGGTTCTCCGCGCAGATATACCCGCGCACTTTGACTAGGGACTCGAATGGTTGGTTGTAGCTCATGGTTTGTAATCGTATTGGATGTAGCCGCGCTCTCTGGCCCAAGCTACATTATGGTGGACGCTATCGTGACACAAACGGCAAAGGGCCATGAATGTGTTCATGTTACAGAGATTCTTCCCCCGCCCGCATTTGTGGTGAAGGTCGTGTGCCACTTTCCCGCATATCTCGCAGTTAGGATGTTCAAACATATACATCTGCTTCGCGGCTCGGTAAATCTCGTTCACCTTCGCCCGACTCTTGCTTACCGCTCGTAGCCTTCCCCCTCGCTTCTTGAATCCGCTTTTTGCTCTGATTGGTGTTTTCCGTTTAAGCATAGCTCCACGATTTTCTTGACCTGATCCAGCTTCAAGATAGATCGGCTGCTGGTCTCGATCTGGTTGATTAACGCTCCTGTTGTCCCCACCACGCTGCCCATCTCCCTCACGGTCATGCCAAGATTTTTTCTCGCCAACTTCAACTCTTTGCCGAATACGGACCTCCCGGCCTGCCGCAACATCCGACTTCTCTCGTAGGCTTCCATGCAGGCCTCGTAGGCTCCTAGTAGTGGGTGATCCATCGCGGGGGAGTATAGAAACTTTTATTGACAAGTCAAGCGCAGATTCGTTATCGTTACCGATAATGAATGACGAAGAAGTAGGCCGATTTATCGCGACCGCCGCGCAGACGAGCATCATCATCTCCAACCTCGCCTTCTCCAAGCTACTCGGTGAGGGCATCGTCATGGACTACAACATCCCGGCTCAAGTGGACAAAGAGATCGTCCTCGCCTGCCGCCCGTCCGGCCACGCCCTCCTCGCCACTTTCCTTGGAGAAGCTCAAAAGGTCTACATGCTGGAGGTCTACATCAACGATGAGGCGAGCAACTACGAGCGCAAACTCTCTGTGCTGGAACTAGAGAACAAGGAGGATGCCGAAGCTTTCTGGGTAGAAATGATGGACGAGATTGATGACTGGGCGCAGGGGAAAGTAGAAAAGATTGTGATCGGCGAGAAATTGGCTTGACATGAAAACTCGCGTCCGCTAGTGTGCCCATGTGCGTGAGAACGCGCCTTCGGGGTGAGAGCCGAAGTAAACAGAGCAGAATTAAGTAAACAATAATATATGATCCCTTGTGGTGGTTTCACCACTCTCATGCGTCAGTTGCCGCTTCTGCTCGCCACCACAAGGGGTCGCCTTTGCTTACATGAAAAAAATTAATCGACTGAATGCGAATTATACAGTCATTCCCCTTGAGTTGCTTGAAGACCAGAAGTTGTCTTGGAAGGCAAAAGGACTAGCGGCATACATCTGCCATCTGGATTCGGCGAAAATAGAACCTTCGGCGAAGACGCTTGATCTCTGGAGGACCTGCGTGTATACCGAAAGCCTCGATGCCTACGATGAATTGGTTGCTGCTGGCTACATAGAAGATGTGATCTCCAAGCACGGGGAGGCTCCACAATGAGCCTAAAATTGATGTCCGCAGTTTTTGAGAAATCGAAGACTAAAGGCAATGCGCGGCTGGTGCTTCTTGCTTTGGCTGATGCGTGTGGCGATCAGGGAGATTGCTGGCCATCGGTCAGGTCAATAGCCAAGAAAGCGAATGTCTCTCCAATCATTGCGAGGAAGTATATCAACGCCCTTGTCGATGTGGGTGTGCTGATCAAAGAGCATAGCGGAGATATGTCGGGACGGCAGACTAGCAACACCTACACGCTCGTAGAGGAGAAGATTGGCGAAGATTTTATTTCCAAAGATCAACTCCTTTTGGCTATGTCACCAAGTAGAGTAAAAACAAAGGACATGGTAACCCGGGTTAACACCCCGGATGGTAACCCGGGTTATCAGGGGGAGGTGGTAACCGGGGTTAACAGGGCTTATATGAACCATCATAAGGAACCGTCAAAAGAACCATCAGATGGTTTTGTCGCTAACGCTCCGAAAACCATGGCTACTGATTTGTTCCCTACCGATTCAATTTCGACTCACTCTACCACAGGTGACTCACTCGGTCGGTCATCAATGGATTCCCGACCTTCCGCATCCACAGATTACATGGCGCGGTTTAAGGTGCGAGCCAACCGCCTACTCGGACGCCGCCCGACCACCAACTGGTCCCGCAATGAAATCAAAGCGGCGGCAAACTGGCTCGATACCACCGAAGAGGAGTGGAAGCTCCTTGAAGGCTACTACGCCCACCGTGGAGAAAAAGACTATTACTGCCGCACCACCATGATCACCCTCCTAAACAACTGGGCTAGCGAGATCGACAAGGCGCGGTCCAAGCAAGCTGCGAGTGAACAAGAAGAGTGGAAACCGAGAGTTATCTAAACCGATTATCGTTACCGATAAAATGAAAGACCAAAACAATGTGGATACTACCCAAACAAACGATTGACATTTGTTAGCCGTTCTATAAATTGAAGCCATGAGTTGCATACCAGACATCAATACTACAAACGAAATGTATGACTTGTATCTTGATGGATATAGCATTTCGCAGGTCGGAAGAGCATTCGGCGTTTCTCGCCAGACTATATTTCAAAGATTCAAGAGAGCAGGGAAAAAACTGCGCTCAAAAACATTTCTTCCGTTCATAATTTTCAACGGGAAGAAATATACCTTACGAAATGTTGGATACATGGGATGCACAGATGGAAATCGATCTCTTATGCACAGAGATGTTTGGATTCATCACAATGGTGAAATACCAGATAACTACGATATTCACCACATCAATGGCGATAAGACGGACAATCGCATTGAGAATTTAGAACTTCTGCCAAAGTCGGAGCATACAAAACTGCACGGCTTCAGAGGAAACCAACACACAAAAAACAGAAATAAATGAAACCATGCACAATAATACTCCCATCGTCCCTTATGTCAGCCTTTGCAGCGGATACGAAGGCATCGGACTTGGACTCCACCGCTGTATCCCAAATCTTCGCTGTGTCGCTTACTGCGAGAGGGAAGCATTCGCCATCGCAAACTTGGTTGCGAAAATGGAAAACGGACTTCTGGATGCGGCCCCTGTTTTCACAGATGTCACAAATTTCCCATGGGCAGACTTCGCTCCATACATGGCTGGAGGGATTCTGTCCTTCGGTTGGCCCTGCCAGCCCGTCTCCTGCGCCGGAAAGCGAAAAGCCACAGAGGACGAGCGATGGCTCTTCGATATCATCGCAGACGGAATTTCCATTCTTCGCCCCGGAATGCTCTTCGCAGAGAATGTCGAAGGACTCCTTTCCGCAAGGATGCCAGACGGGTCAAGCGTCTTCGGGCATTGTATCGAGAGACTGGAAAGCCTACATTACAAAGTTGCGGCAGGCATATTCTCTGCGAGTGAAGTCGGGGCGCCCCACCAGCGGAAGCGGGTCTTCATCTTGGCCTACCGCAGCGGCGAGGGATTTCAAGGGGGAGAGCGGATCGGGCAGACAAGAACGCAAGGGGAATCCAGCGGACACGCTACCGAATGCAGTAGCTCAATGGCCGACTCCATCTTGCGGGGAATGTCTGGATCAAGGAACGAATTGGGAGACATTGGCGAGGCTGGACAAGGGAGGCCGCATCTTGAGGCGAATAGCCACACTGCATGGCCAAGCCGCCCCGGCGAGCCCCAGCACGGATTTGAACCGCCCAGAGTCGTGGCGAACACCAACAAGCTACGACTGGAAGAACACGGACTGCTCCACGCAAGTGTATCTTTCGGATCAAGTGGAAGGACGGACGGAGAAGCAATGGAGGACGCCAAGCTCGTCGGACGGCGAGGGCGGAGTGATGGAGATGCGGGAGGGATGCGCGGGGAAATACAAGCTGCGGGATCATGTGGTGGCGGAACAGAAGGCTTGGGCAACGCCGCGCAGCGGAAAGACCACGGACGAGAACCCAGAGACTTGGGCGGCGAGGCAGGCCAAGGGCGATGTGGCGACTATGCCGCTGACAGCGCAGGTGAAGTGCTGGGGAACTCCAGCAGCGAACGATGCGAACAAGACTCCGCATTGCGAAGTGAACAGCAACCAAGCGGGACTAGCGAAGAGTGTCGGATTGGAGATGCGAAACTCCACGGGCAAACTCAACCCTCGCTGGGTGGAGACCCTCATGGGCCTGCCGGTGGGCTGGACTATGCCGAGCTGCAAGTCGCCTGTGACAATCGCACCGACGAACTGCGACTCCTCGGCAACGGAGTCGTCCCCGCCACCGCAACCCGAGCTTTTCTAACCTTGCTTCAAGAACTCACCAAATGAGAATCCAACTAGCCAACGACTGGGTAGACGCACCCAACATCCGATCCGTTCCCATGAAAGAAGTTCCCATCCGCGCAACCTCCGAGCAAGCTGCCCTCGCTCTCATGGTTCAAGACCCGGACATCCTCGCCAAGCAAAGCTGGGATGCCTCGTATTTCGCCATAGAAGCCCATAGAATCGTTTTTGATGCGGTCAAGGCTGTCCATAGCCGAGCGGGGCAAGCGGACAAGTTTATGGTCATTACCGAACTTGAGAAAACCGGAATGACAGAACTGGCCGGAGGAGAGACTGCCGTGTTGGATATCTTCGATGCGATACGAATGCTTCCCGGCAAAGTCTGCCAAGACATCGCAGACGACTACCGCCATGAGTTACGCAAGGCCAAAGCCTACCGGGATCTGATCGACTACTGGGAGAAAAGTGAGCAAGATATCCGCCGGGGTCGGGGAGATATTGAGAAATTATCGTTAACGATAAACGCGATTCAGTATGATGAAAGCAAACCAAAACGCACAAAGAAGGAAATGCTCAACCAGATCATCGACGAGATGGAGGGTAAGGCGAAGAAGGAATGCTTCTCGACAGGACTGATTCTTTTAGATAGGAACCTCGGAGGAGGACTGCACAAGGGAGAGATGATGACGGTCGCCGCTGAAACGGGTGGAGGAAAATCCATCCTCCTCGTCCAAGCAGTCGCCGCGAATATTCTGGAAGGAAAGTCGGTTGTCTTCTTCTCACTCGAAATGTCAGGCGAAGACATCTACCGCAGAATTGCAGCCAACATCGCAGGAGTTCCAGTAAGAGAGATGGACGACTACAAAACCAACTACGGAAGAGAACTCCCGATGATCACAGATGCCCTAACCAAACTCGCCAACCTACCAATCGAAGTGATCGACTTCATGCACGACATGGATTCTATTGAGTCGGAGATAGCCCGAGCAGCGAGTGAGAACCGGGCAGACGTGATCGCGGTGGACTACATCCAGATTCTCAACATGGGAAGCTCAGACAACCGCGAGAATGCCATCTCGGAGGCCGCTAGAAGGCTAAAAACCTGCGCGATGAAGCATAAAGCTGTGCTCTTTACCGCCTCCCAAGTGAACGATGAAGGCCGACTCCGGGAGTCCAGAGCCATCGGAATGCACTCGGATCAGGTCGTCCAGATCGAACATATCAAGGAAAAGAGCCGGATTGTAGTGAAAAAGAACCGCCGTGGAGCCAGAAACTACCTGATCAACGTGGAGATGAACGGAGAAATTAGTAAATTTATTGAACAGTTCTAATGACAACAGACGAAGCATTTGCGCAAGCTAACAAGTGTCTAGATATCGCTATCGAAATCTGGTCAGGTAAAATCAAATCACAATACGATGAAGCCGAACGCTGCTACCAAGAAGCGATCCGCATCCGGGACGAATACTTCTCTGACAATAAAAAAGTATTGACAGAGGAACCAAACCCATTCTAGTATCTCGCCCATGAGCTACGAAACCCGAACCGTGAAAATCGCAGTCCTCATGAAAGGAGAACCCTTGTTCCACGAAAGCACCACGGAGGTCGAAATCATTGATGAAGCTGGTGGCGAGTTTCTGGAAGTTTCCCAATGCAGCGACAGCTATGAGGGTAAGATCAAGATTGATCCATACGAGTGGCTTTCACTCAAGGATGCCATAGACAAGATGATCAAGGAGTGCCGGGGTCATGAATGAATTTATCTTGATAGGAATCGTAATCGGTTTTGCACTATTTTTCGTAATAAATCTTGTTTTTAGTTTTTTCCAAGATGACGCAATCCTTCTTACAAGAAAACAGACTCAAGAATTAGTAGAATTTATTATTAAATTAGATCGAGAAGATTCAAAAAAGATTTTAGACATTATTAAATGAACTCAAGAGCTAAAGGAGCCGCAGGAGAACGCGAGTGGCGGGATCAACTTCGACAAGAAGGATTCACAGCCCGCCGTGGTCAGCAGTTCGCTGGCGGTCCCGATAGCCCGGATGTCATCTGCGAGGAACTCTCCAATCTCCACATGGAGGTTAAGAGAGTCCAGAACCTCAACCTTGACAAAGCCTGCGAACAGGCGGAAAGAGACTCACGCGGGAAGCGATGGATAGTCGCACACCGCAAGAACAACAAACCGTGGAAAGTGACTATGCCATCGGACACTTTTTTCGCATTACTAAGAGATGGCATCGAAGCACTTAAGAAATGAAGAAACCAACTACTAAAGCAGGTAAAGCCAACAAAGTGGCTAAAGTCATGCGCGAGTTCAAGGCCGGAACGCTGCACTCTGGTCGAGATCCCAAGGGACCAAAGAAAGCTCCCATCGTGAAGAGCCGTCGTCAGGCGGTGGCTATTGCAATGAGTTCAGCGGGAATGAAAAAGAAAAAGAAATGAAACCGGGACTCTATGCCAATATCGCCGCTAAACGTCGTCGTATCAAGGCGGGTAGCGGTGAGAAGATGAGGAAGCCGGGGAGTAAGGGCGCCCCGACTGCGAAGGCATTCAAGCAATCAGCTAAAACCGCCAAGAAAAAGTAATGGAAAAGAAATTTTCAAAAACGGTAGTCAACCCGAAAACCGGGCGCAAGAAGACTGTCAAGTATGGTCAGAAAGGCGCGACGATCTCGCCGGGAACGAAGCGTGGTGATTCATACTGCGCCCGATCCGCCAAGATCAAGGGCGACTGGAAATCAGACCCAAACTCGCCGAATAACCTTTCACGTAAAAAGTGGAAGTGTCGCGGCAGCAAGTCTATGCGATGATCTTCTCCAAGATCGGCCAATTACCAAGACACCTTTACTGCTGGGTTGACTCACGCTTTACACATGAAGAACCAATCGGATTCGTGGAAGCTATCTGGGTCGGCCTCACCTCAATCCCCGGCAGAACATGGGGTATCTCCGTCCTACTACGCGATGGCGGGATGCTCTACAGAAACCTACCACCACACGCAATCTACTTCCATGATCCACAAGAAAAATTCAGACCAAACAAATGGACAATTCACCAAGCGCAGCTTTGGGATTGTTACAGCTATCACTTCACTCTTCTTCGCAATGATCATCTCTGCCTCGGCTTACGGGCCAAGGTGGGAAACGATGTATTGTCAGGGGAATACCTATTTTCAGCAGCCCACTTACTGGACGGATATTCAGATAGTCCAGATCAGGACAAGGAATTCATTTTCGCCAAGCTGGACAATGGTAGACTTACCATTCAGCCCACAAATCGGGTGGTATTCACCGACAATTCCTTCACCCTATCAACCAATAACCTTCCCCGCCTTAAGCTATCCGAGATAATCTACTCATGCGAATGACACGAATAGAAGCCCAGAGGAGGCTCAATGACAAGTATGCCCACGGGGAGATTACCCAAGAGGAGTGGAGCCGCGAGTTTGACGAACTATCCAGCCAACGCTGGACCGCCGAGGGAAAACTGCCCGAGAAAAAGGAGGAGAAATGCAAACAGTAGACGCAATGCTTAAAGAGGATAGCGAGACAATCGAGTTGCTTATCAAGGAGAACGATCAACTCCAAGCGGAGATCGAGAGGCTTCTTAAGGAACTCCAACAAACCAAGGAACGGGCATTATTCTACAAAACCATCCTAGATCAAATCAAAAATGAGCGAACAGAAGTGTGAAGCCTGCGGAATAAAGCTTACCGACCACTTTGGACTATACGGCACCTGCGCCCAGAGATGCGCGTGGGAACATATCGCCAACAAATTAGCCGAAGCCCTCTACGAAGCCGACTGCGGCCCAATAGGAGACGATGCGCTAGCTATGTATGAACGGTTCAAATTCCTAGAATCTCGCCCAAAATGAACTGCCCACGCTGTAAATCCAGAAAGACGGAAGTGATAGACTCCCGCCCAAATGAACGGTTCAACGGAGCCACTAGACGCAGGCGGTCATGCCTGAAGTGTTTCCACCTTTGGACTACCTACGAAATTCAACAAAATTATCTTGACACGATGGTCAGCCTTCCGCTAGAAAAGGTCGCCAGATTCAAGGAACTCAC